TTAGCCATGATTAATCTCCTTGTACATAGCTGTTGTGAGCACCATTGCTCGATTAGGACAGAAGTGTCCTTTACTACGCACCCCTCTCACAAGATGCGTAGCGGAGGCTACTTCTTAGGCTAGCTTCTCTTCTTCTGTCTTGCGATCCCAGTATTTTGGCATGAATACATACTTATCGAACCTACCGAGAATCTTATTTAGATAGACGTAGTTCCAACCTTGCTCATCGTGAATTTCGTAGATGGTACTATTATTGTAACCTATCTTGTACATTAAATCACACTTAATGATACCTTCTTTATCCATCCATATTCGAGATAGACTTATCGGGAAGTTAGTGATTACCTCTAAAGGATCAAATGCAGTTCTTATTAATTGAACCTTCTTATGACTCATGGATTTACTACGACTATAATCTTTAGCCTCATACTCATGTACAGACATTAGTCCTTGACTATTATCAATGCCATACCCATAGCTACCGTACTTTTCTTTTATTAGAGTATATTTAGAGAGGATATCGTCTACATCAGCATGATCAGGGGTTTTGTAGAAGATATCAAGATCTCTACAGCCCCATCCGTGATGCCAATCTCTAGGCGCACCTCCAGCGACATAGGCAATAGTACCTTCAGGCATCTCATTAAGAAACCTATTGAGTAGGTTCTTAGCAACAGCTTTCTGTGCCTTCGGTAGTAATTCTTTGTTTGGTAGTTTGATTTCTGTAAACATAGCGTTACCTTTCCGTTTACTGGTTGTTGACTAGGGGTATCCTTTAAGGATACTCTTAAGGGTTATTAGGCTCCCCCCTATAAGGGTGTTTTATAAGCGGTTAATACAAGCGGTCTTCATATTTACACACATTAAGAACCGCACTACGGGGTACACTTCCACGTAAAATCTGAAAGTTAACCACGAGTATTACGATATTCTCTCCAGATTAAGTAGAATATTAACACTGGAATGGATATTCGTAATATATCAAATATCATTGCTAGCATTTCTTCCTTTCTTGGATACGATTAAGTGCTTCCTTTAGAATACCACCCTCAATAACGCTGAATATCCAGGCAGTACTATGGGTAGCTCCAAGAGCATTAGAGAGATCGTTATATTGTCTCTCAGTGAAATTCATAGACCATTCTTCAAATGCTTGATCACAAGCATCATCTAATGCTTCTACTAATGACTTGATTTCTTCTTCAATGTTCATACTAAGCTCCTGTGGTTTTGTATGATTGCGTTATCTCTTGTTGAGATCTCCATTCATCGTAGATGTCTTGTGCCTTATTTAGGTTATCCCCAAAGTCAACAGCATATACGATGTCCTCTAAGTATTCGACATATTCTTCACGATACTCTGGTTTAACTTCTCCAACATAGATATTATTCTCTATCTTACTCTCCCAGATACGATAACGTCTATCTTGTAGCTCAATAGAGCAGAAGCTTCTGATTTCCTCTAGTCGATTACTAGGCATCCCTAAGAGGATTTCTTTGATTTCTTCGAGTGTCATATTAATCTCCTATAGCTATGACAACTAGGACAGAAGTGTCCTTTAAGAGAGACCCTTTAAGATCTCTCTCGAAGGCTACTTCTTATATTTCTTTAGCCAACATTTAGCGCATAGCCAATACCACTTAAAGTCAGTGGCATCAGCAGGATTATTACAATCATCACACTTTGGTCTTTCCATTCTTCATCTCCATGAAGTAGCGATTAGCCTCTTTAACTTCTTCTTTGAAGCGTTCCAGCCCAAAGCGTACTTTATGCTGATCAATGCGTTCTGATAATGCCTTTTGTTTAGCATCATTAGCAACCTTCTCAGACCAAGCCTGAGTATCGTAATCAATTATACCAATCCACATATTACATTCTCCTTTTAAGAATGGAAAGTTTACGCTGAACTTCTGTTAAGCGTTTATGAGTACGTTTGTACTCTTTCGTGTAGCCGTCTAGTTCTTCACCTTCAGGCTGATAGCCAAGACTGTTATTACCAATCTTGTTGGCTAACAAAGAAAGCTGATTCCAAAGGCTATTGGATTCAACTTCAATTTCATTGTAACGAGACATAAGACCTCTCTTTCTATTTAGGACGGGATTGTCCTTGTAGTCCCTCCCCGAAAGGAGAAACCACAAGGGCAACCCCACGCCCCGAAGGACGCAGGGAGCCACAAGGACTTAGAAGCCAACAACAGACCCAGGAGCAGGAGCCACAGGAGCCGAGGAAGGCAACGAAGACGAGAGGCCACAGAAGTAACCAGGAGCCGCCCGACCAGAACGACCAACCGCCACACACAGGAACACAGGAGAACCCGAAGAGACAGCCGACCGCACAGCCTCAAGAAGCGCAGAAGGGAACTCCCCACCAAACGCCGCCGCGAGACAACGGAAAGACGAGCCATCGGCAAGGAACACCGACAGCACCCCAGACTCAAGAGAGGCCGAGGACAACACCACCGCCCCAAGACCCCGACGCCAGACGACACCCGAAGAACGGAAGCCACCAAGCGAAACCGAAGATGCCGAAGGCACGAAGCCAACAACAGGAGCGGAAGAAGAAACGAGAGAGTAAGAAGAAGCAAGCATAGAAACCTCCAAAGCAAGCTAAAAGACGGGCAAGAACGCCCAACCCCACAACGGACCACCCGAAGCAGGGCAAGAGGGAAGCCAACGGCAACCCACGCAGAGGCGCGGAAGACAACCACGCCACCGCGAAGGCAGCCCAAGGGAAGACAAGGACGCCCCACCAAAGCAGGACGCCCCAAAGATCAACGCCAGAAGAAGCGACACAAGGCCCAGGCATCAGACACCGAAAGCGCAGACGCAGGAGCAGAGCCACCCCAAACAGACAAGAACCCACCGAACCAAACAGCACGGAGAGAACCGCAACCACGACCAAAAGGAGAAAGAACCCAAGCCGAAAGAAGCAAACGAGAAACAAAAGAAGCAAACACAGCAACCTCCAAAGAAAGAAGACGGGAACCGCCCGACACGGAAACAGGGGGACCACAAACCAGAGGGAGGTACCCAACACCGCCCCACATCTTTTTTATACATAAACAAAGACTAAACACACCCTTATAGGAAAATTTTTAGAGGACACTAAAAATGCTATCAAATAGGCACAAATTGGAACTATTGAAAGAAAAAGTTAGGAGAGAAAAGCGACAACGGTATATAGATGACTTTGAAATTTTTGCAAAAGAACAGATTAGGATCATCACAAAGAACGCTTCTCAAGGCTTTGTTCCCTTTGAGTTCAACGATGCTCAACGAGAAATTAACAGGCAGATTGAAGAACAACGGAGTAAGACGGGAAAGGTTAGAGCGATTGTACTAAAAGCGAGGCAGCAGGGCATCAGTACCTACTGTGCTGGACGAGTTTTCTGGAAGACCTTTTTTACTCCCTATACCCGAAGTGTTGTGATGGCGCATGACAGTGCGACTTCAGACGCTCTCTTTAATATGTCTAGAAACATTATTGATAATATGGAAGACCCTCCCAAGCTACAAAAGTCTAACGCTAAAGAAATCCTATTTGAGGAGAACAAGAGTGGCTATAGGCTTTATACTGCAGGAGCTAAAGAAGCTGGACGCGGTACAACTCCTACTATTGCTCACCTCTCCGAGGTTGCTTTCTGGCAGTTTGACGAACAGATTCTAGCAGGACTATTCCAGGGTATTTCCCAGGAGGAAGGCACTGAAGTTATTCTAGAGAGTACTGCTAATGGAGCCAGTGGAGAATTTTATAGACTTTATCAGGGCGCAATAAAGGGCGAGAATGAATACATTCCTATCTTTCTTCCTTGGTTTATTACTAAAGAATACCGTAGAAAAGCCCCCGAAGGCTTTGAGCTTACCTTAGAAGAAGAAGAACTAGTAGAAAAGTATAGTTTAGACAATGATCAGCTATACTGGCGTAGGCTAAAGATTGCGGAGAGTGGCGAGAATAAGTTTAGGCAGGAGTACCCTGCTAGTCCCGAAGAGGCTTTTCTTGTCTCTGGTAATAGTGTATTTAATCAAGAGATTCTTCTTAACTATGAAGTTAGAGCTCCTGAGTACACTAGGATTTTTGACGAGAATAGTAATTATTTTGAGGATAGTCGGGAGGGGCATCTAGAAATTTGGACACCTCCTCGATTTCAAGATAGATTTATTATTGGTGCAGATGTAGCCCTTGGCGTAGGGCAGGATTACAGTACTGCGGTTATTCTTAACTCTGACCGAGAAGTCTGTGCGTTATTTAGAGATAATCATATAGATCCTTCTATGTTTGGAGATCTATTATTCTATCTTGGTAGATACTACAACAACGCATTACTCGCTGTTGAAAGTAATTCTTTAGGGATTGCTACTCTTAATCGTCTTAAACAAATGAATTATGTTAACTTATATTATCAGACGAAGTCGGCTAACCTATCGAATGAAGAAGGTAGTAAGCCAGGATTTAGAACAACTATATCGACTAAGCCTATGATAATAGGAAACCTTAAACGAGCAATTGAAGACTATGACATTGCTATTCCTAGTGATATTATATTGTCGGAACTTAAAACCTATGTAGCGGATGAGAAAGGCTCTACTAATGCCCTAGCAGGAAACTATGACGATACCGTTATAGCCCTAGCAATTGTATTAGAAGCCTATAGAACTCACCAGCATAGACTTACTGATGATACGATATCTTGGAGAGATAAAGTAGGAGCTATTACGGAGGATAATACCCAATGGCTATAGAAGAAAAGAAATATCATCCAGGCTCTGAGAACCTTATTAGTATTGATTCTACCGAAATGGCAAATGAATACAGACGTAGAGGCTTAGAAGTTAGGAGAAAGAATAAAGAAAAGCGCGAGCTTGCTAAGCAAACTATTGTCGCTATGAAAGAATTAGGTGATGAAGCCCCCGATGCTTTAGAAGCCTTAAAGTATGTCTTGGTACAAGCTATGGAAGAGAACGACACTGAAAATATTGTAAAAGTAGCCTCAATCCTAGCAGAGTACCAAGCACCTAAACTAAGTCGTCAGGATGTTACGCAAACAAATATTGATGCAGCAGACTTATCTGACGAAGAATTAGAGGAAGAGCTGTCTAAGCTCACTCTTCAATAAAACTACCATTGTCCTCGCCTAGTCAGGGCTGCTAGGGGTAGTAAAAAGCCCATTTACCTTCGGAGGCAGAAATGATTCATGCCTTTTTATTAATAGTAATATTGGGCGATCAAACAATATCTAACGATATGTACTTTAAAAGTATAGATAGGTGTAATTATTTTGCTAGTCAGGTAGTAAAACGGTATGGTAATTATGGAAATTATGATTATATACCTAAAAAACACAGAGCTACTGCATACTGTAAGCCTGTACTAGTAGATGAGAGTAAAATGAGGATATACTAATGAAAAAGGCTAGACAGGCATGAGCATAGAGACATTTCTTAAATGGAAAATACTGCCAAGACTAATGATGATAGTAATGACCGTAATGAGTTGGCGTTGTGCAGAGTGGTTTATGAGCTTGGAAGACCCAACAGCACCACAATCCGCTTTTGTAAGCGTTGTAATGGGTGCTATGACAGGTGCATTCGGCGTTTGGATGAGCAATGAAGGTAAGACGTAAAAAATATAAGAGTCCAGTGGTTTGCTGGGGTAATGGAGAAAAAAGATGTCAATTGAAAAAGGTGGTGAAACCTTCTCAGGTTACAACAAACCAAAAAGAACCCCTAACCATCCCACCAAGTCCCATGCTGTCCTTGCAAGGTCGGGTGGTAAAGAAAAGTTAATTAGATTTGGGTCTCAAGGGGTTTCTGGTAGTCCTAAAAAAGCAGGAGAGTCCGAGTCTTACCGTAAGCGCAGACAAGCGTGGAAAGCTCGTCATGCAGCTAATATTAGAAAAGGTCCAATGAGTGCAGCTTATTGGGCGAATAAGGTGAAATGGTAATGGCACAACCTAGAGGTGTAATAGAAGAAAGGTATATTCGTAGAAATACAGCAGAACCTTTTTATCTGTCAGTGAGTAAAGGCTTAGTTGCTGGACACTCCTATGTTCATAAGTTTGGAGCTAACTTTGATGTTGACTCTATAACTACCCCTGAAACTATTTGGACTGCAGGAGGAGTATATCCTTGGAGTTCTTTAACCACTGCTCAAACTCTTTATATTATATCTACTAGTGCTTCTGACACAGGTAGCATAACTATTCAGGGATTAGACGCTGATTATAATGCTATTGAAGAAACCTTAGCAGTTACAGGCACAACAGCTGCTACAACAGCTAATGAGTTCCTAAGAGTCTACAGAATGGTCTATGATGGTAACGTTGGCGATATCACTGCTAGAGTTTCCTCTGGTATAGGTACAGTAGTAGCGCAGATAGATGCTACCTATTCTCAAACTCTTATGGCAGTGTATACAGTACCAGCAGGACATAATGCTTATCTCTTATGCGGAGATGCTACTATTAACAGAAACGAAGATGCTAGTATAACATTCTTTCAAAGACCAGAAGGAGGAGCATTTAGAATTGCTCACATGGCAGAAGTTTATCAGAATAGCTACAGGTATGATTTTCCAGTGCCTGTTAGGCTTCCAGCAAAAACAGACCTAGACGTTAGAATTAGTCAGGTAGAAACAAATAATACTAGATGCACAGCAAACTTTGACTTACTACTAGTTAAAGAAAGTGATACAGGATACTAGCCATGAAACAAGGTCCACTAGCAATACCCCTAGATCCCAATTTAGCAAACTATGAAGATAGAATAGTTATTGATGAAGCTAAAAGAAAAATGGGTTTATTGACAGATAAATTAGACAGATATGGAACTTCTTATACTACTGAATATTTTAATCCTGAACAACAACAAAAATATAATAATATTTTAAAAAAAGCAGGAATACCAGAAAATTATATTAGAGGTCGTTGGCATTTAAATAGTGAAGAAAATAAAGTCAATATACCACTTACACCTAGTCTTTTAAATTTAACTATTGCAGCTGAAGAAACTTCTCATGCCTTAAATCAAAACTTTCCACCTTTAGAACAAAAAGAAAACATTGATTGGCGGTGGTTAGAAGAAAATAAAGCTAAAAATGAAGCATTAGAATATTCAGGTGGTTTAATGCCACAAGATAAAGAGGTTTTTGAAAAAACAAGAAAAAACTATTTAAATAAATTACAAAATAATATAGCTGCAGAACAAAAATCTTATAATCAAGGTGAAGAAATGGCTAACCGAAATATTGTTACTGATACTATATTAGGTTTATTTTGGGACGGAACAAAATCAAAAGACAGTAGAAAAGCATACGATTATTGGTCAAAAGAAAATACTACCCCTATTGAATATTTTAACAATAAATATCCAGAATTAGTATATGGACCATTAGCAAAGCGATAAACCCAGGAGCGGTAAATGTCACGTTTTATACAACAAACAGAAAAGAAGAAAGAAGCTAAGGGCGAACGTAAGATACCCTTGTCTCAACCAGGAAGTAAAACCTATAATCAGAAAGTAATGGAAGCCGCTAAGCCGCTTTACATGACTACAGGTAAAGCATAATGGCACATTCAGGTTATAAAGAACAGGTAACAGACGCTCAGTTAGTATCTCTAATTGACGCTGGCATTAATAATAGCGTAGGTGACTGGCTTAATAGTTCAGACCTTACAAGAGAAAGACTTAAGGCAACCTATGAGTTTGCAGGAGTTCCTCAATCTCACCTTGCTCCTCAGGGCGTAAGTACAATTGTGGATACCTCTACTACAGAAGTAGTGGAAGCCTATACTGCAGTTATTTCAGAACTATTCTTAAGTAATAACAGACTTGCTAGATTTGTTCCCTATGACGATAGTCCAGGAGCATTTAAAGCTGCTAAAGAAGCCAGTAAGATAGTTAACTATTGTATATTTAAAAAGAATAAAGGTTGGGAAATTCTACAGTCCTGGATTAAATCCTCATTACTCTGGAAAAACGCAGTAATCCGTTGGGATTATGTCGAAGAGTACGATTATGTAATTGAGGAGTATGAATCGATTGACGAAGCGAAGCTTGACGAGATCCTTGCGGATGAAAACTTAGAAATCGTCGGCGAGCTAACGCTCGATACGTCTGCTGAAATGATACAATATGTAGACGTAAGGCTTAGAAAGAAAGTTGATAAATCACGAGTTAAACTCGAATGTATTCCCCCAGAGTCATTTAGAATCTCTAATGATGCCAAAGATATTGATGATGCGGCATACGTAGGTATTCAAACAGAAATGACTAAGTCTGACCTCAGAAAATATTATCCCGAATGGGCTAATGATATTGATCCTGATACTTGGGCAGAGCTTGGGGTAGATACTAATTGGTTAGGTAACTCGCCTTACAGCGAAGAGATTGCTGCTAGAAAAGAAATTGTAGGACAAACCTACTGGCAAGGAATGAACTCAGAAGGAGTTTATTCTTTAGAAGCAAACTCAGAAGTTACTGTAACTGAATCATGGATTAGAGTAGATAGAGATGGTGATGGTATTGCAGAGCTAAAGCATATTATTACTGCAGGCAATCACATTCTTTGGGAAGAAGATTGTGAAATGATTCCTATTGCATCGATTGTTCCCATTGATATTCCTCATGAGTTTTATGGACTATCAATGGCAGACTTTGCAAGAAGCTCTACCCTTGCTTCTACTGCAATCCTTAGAGGTTTTGTTGAGAATACTTATCTTACTAACTATTCTCCAAAGCTTGCAGATCCAAACGTAGTAGACTTTAGTGCATTGCAAAATATGAAGCCTAAGCAGATTATTCCTACTAATGGAAATCCTGCTGCAGCAGTACAATCAATGCCTCCTGAAGCTCTATCTACAGGCACAGTTCCTTTGCTTACTCATTTACAAAT